CATGTGTTACGGTAACCTTACGATTCGTAACCGTAAGCGTCAGGGTAAACTTACGGCTAAGACTGCCTGAGTTTTTCCGACAAGGAATGCAGAGAACCCACCCTTCGGGGTGGGTTTTTTGTTATTTAAGTAACGCTCAATTCATCTTATAGGAATCTATTTTTAGGGAGTTATTATGCGCGATAAGCCAAGTGGTGGAAAATCAAAAAATCCTGGGTCTCCAGTAGCAGCGTACGAGCGTGACAAGCGTTCTAAAACCTATGGTCCGACTGGTGGAGCGCAACCTCGTCCTACTCGTGGTTCGGGTCGCAAAGCAACTGATGTAGTACGTCCTACACGTGGTAAGGGCAACACTGGCGTTGCTCGTCCTACTCGTGGTGGTGGTTCAATGGTTGGAGATCAAAAGGCTGCTGCTCGTGCTAGTGCAAAGTCTGAAGCACAATCCATTAAAGACACTAAGGCTTTGAAGGCTAAATTGCGTGGCGTTGATTATAACGCTCTTGGTCGTTTGATGCAGGCTAAGGGTTATGGTGCTGCAGGTCGTAAGGCTGCTAACACTGGTCGCAAGACTCTTCCTAAAACTAAGTAGGTAACGATTCAGCCTACTATTGATGGCTGGAACACCTGTTTACTCATATTATGGAGTCTCTGCAAACGTAGGCTCACGACCCTTTGCCACAGCAGACGCATCACCTGCGCCTGCTGGTGGCATGCCATACCTTGGACACACTCGTTGCATTGCTAATGAGGAAACATGTCAGGGTGCTCGTGCCAAAGGTACTGACTATTGCATTGGTCATCTACGACAGAAGGCGAAGGAGATAGCCAGTGAACCTGACTGAGATTCGTTCTAAGATTCGTGAGATTGTTGATCTTGATCAACAAGATGTTTCTGACACTCTTCTTAATATGTATATTAAGGATGGCTTTGAACGTATTGTTTCGTTAGAGCGTCGTTGGCCTTCTTATCAGAAAACTTTCAACTTGAGCACTGTTGCTGGGCAACGTGCTTATCCAATGAATACTATTGGTGATGGCAACCTTCGTGAAGTTATTTCTCTTGTTGATACTTCTGCGGTGGGTAATCGTTTGGAGTTTATTTCTTATGATGATGCTGAAGCGGTGTGGGTTGGTTCTTATGATCAAACTTCACGACCTTTGTATTACACTTTTTGGGAAGATCAAATCCATTTGTGGCCGAAACCTGATACGGTTTATCCTTTGGTTGTACGAGGGTACAGAAAATCGAACGACTGGTCCTCTTCAGACTCTACGGAAGTTGATGCTGACGCAAGATTGCATCAATCGTTGGTGTACTACGGTGTTGCGCAGATCTACCAATTACAAGAAGATGTCGAGTTGGCTTCTTTCTATCGAAAAACATTCGATGAAGCGGTAAGGCTTGCTGTTTCGGACATTATGCGTCCTTCGTCGCAACGTCCTTTTGCTGTGTCTGATGGTGCTCCTAGTAGGTCTCGTCGTTGGTGGTTGCAGTCACTTGGTAGGACTCTTGGTCAATGAGTCGTTTGTCGTTGCTTCGTACAGATGATTTCACTGGTGGTTTGAATCTTCGTGCTGACCCGTTCCAGTTGGGTCGTACTGAGTCACCTGATTTGTTGAACGTGGATATTGATCCACGTGGTGGTCTAACTGTACGTGGTGGTATGACAAAGTTGAATACGTCTGCTATTGGTGGGATTAGTAATGGTGCGTTCACGCCTAAGGGCTTGTACGCTTGGGATAATAGTTCTCCTCGTGTTTTGTTGGCTGCTAATAATGTTGTTTATGGTGCATCGACAACTGCGTTTTCTACTATTGGTGTGAATACGACTGCACCTTTTGGTGCGTCGTTTACTTCGTGGTCTGCGAGTACGGAAAGTTTTGTTTATATTGGTACTGGTGCTCTTACCCATAAGTGGGATGGTACTAATACTGCGAGTTCATTGATTGACGCTAGTACGGCGTATGCGGATGATTATGCTGCTCCTGTTACTGGGTATGCACCTAAGTGTCGTCAGATTGCTTCGCATGTGGATCGTTTGTGGTGTGCGTATACGACTGAAGGTGGCGTTGATTATCCGAACCGTGTGCGTTTCTCGCATCCTATTAATCGTGAGTCGTGGGCGACTAACGATTATATTGACATTGTTGAGGGTGGTTCGGGGATCACTGCAATCATTCCTTTTAATGGCAATCTTCTTGTGTTTAAGAAGCGTGCAGTGTTTTCTATTTTGGGTTATTCGACTGACACGTTTCAAGTTATTAACTTGACGAATGAGGTTGGTGCTGTTAATCCTTTGAGTGTTGTGGCTACTGAGGCTGCAGTGTATTTCTTTTCTTGGCCTGATGGACTATTTAAGTATGATGGTCAGCAGTTCAGTGATTTGTTTACTTCTATTCGTCCTTTGGTTCAGACTGGGCAGATTAACAATATTGCTCAGGACGAAATTCGTGTTGCTGCAATAAATCAGAAGATTTGGGTTTCTCTTCCTTTGGGTTCTAATACTAAGGCTACTGCTTCTTATATTTATGATCCTTCCTTGAAGCAGGGCGGTGCTTGGAGTAAGTATCAGACTTCTGATGGTAAAGGTGTTGGTAGTGGGTGTGATTTTGTTACGTCAACTGGCACGACTTATAATTTGGCTTGCCATCCTTCTAACGCTTATGTGTTAAAAGTAGATCAATTGAGCGTGTATCAAGATGATGTTGGTACTGGTGCTGCTAACTTCACTTCGTATTATACGACTCCTTGGCAGGACGCTAATAATGTTTCTGCTCGTAAGATGTGGCGACGACCTGACTTTGTTGTGAAGCAAACCTCTGTTGCCACTAATTTAACTTTGCGTGTTTATCACGATTGGGAAGAATCTGTCGTTGCTAAGACTTATATTCTTGCTTTGGATGCTTCGGGTTCTTCTCTTATTTGGAATGCTACTGCTACAGAACCTGATGCTAACGCTGGTTGGAATGAAGCCAACTGGGGTGCTAGTGCTAGTGGTTCTGCTTTTGCTGTCGGCAAGTCTTTAGGACTTGCTCGCAGCGTTCAGTTGCAAATTCAAGGTGAGGGTGGAAAACCTTGGGGTGTCAACTCTATTACTTATAAATATAATCCTCGAAAGGTGCGTGCCTGATGGCTACTGCTGCTGTTACTTATACGTTCGCTAATGGTACTAATGCTGATGGTACTCAAGTTAACTCCAACTTTTCAAGTGTCGTTAACTTTCTGAATACTGAAACTATTCAACGTGACGCAAGTATTGCGTTCACGGCTATTCCTAGTTTGCCTGCTGTTGATCCTACGACTGATAATCAGGCTGTACGTAAAGCATATGTAGATAACTTTTTACCTGCTGGTGTGATCACTCAGTATGGTGCTTCTACTGCGCCGACAGGATGGGTGTTATGTCAGGGTCAGGCTCTTAGTCGTACTAATCCTTTGTATAGTCGTTTGTTCACTGCTATCAGTACGACTTATGGTGCTGGTGATGGTACGACTACTTATAATGTTCCTAACTTGCAGGGTCGTATTCCTGTGGGTAGGGATTCCACTCAGACTGAGTTTGATGCTTTGGCTGAAACTGGTGGGTCTAAGACCAGTACGTTGACTACGGCTAATATGCCTTCTCACCAACATGGTGTTGGAACTATTGCCCCTAACACGATTGCTGATCACGTTCATGGTTTTGGTACGTTGGCTATTGCTAATACCAATCTTGGTTCTCATACACACATTCAAGATGCGCATGCGCATACTGCTAGTAGTACGGCAGATGGAAACCATAGACATGGAATTATTTCAGGTTTGGGTTCTTTCGCTATACGCAATAGTGGTTATATTGCTGGTGGATATATTGCTGGATACGATAGCAATGCCGATGGTCTTATTGATGGAACTTCCTCAACCTTGGGAGGTATGGCTGTTGCTAATGGTGGTCCTTACACGGACTACAGTTCAACTCACACTCATCCTATTACTGTTGATGCTCAAACTCCCACGAACCAATCGACAGCACTGGGGTCTCACTTACACGCCATATCAGGATCTGTCGCTACTGGTGGTGGACACACGCACACTATGAGTGGTTCTACTGCTTTTGAAGGTAGTGGCACAGCGTTCAGTAATCTTGCTCCTTACATTGTGGTGAACTACATCATCAAACTATGACAACTTGGACCGCACCCGATGTTGCGTCCCTGCGTGGTGACAACAGCAGACCTCTGCAAAAGATCTTTGGATCTTTAACAGAGTATCTTAAGCATTTTGAAACCACGATTATTGATGAAGTCATTTCTCAATCTTCTGAAACATTTGTGCGTAATGGTGAATCAACGACATTGACCATTGGTACTGTCGTGTATTTGGATGCTCAACAGGGTGATCGTGCAACTGTTAAACGTGCGTTTAATGCGAGTGATGCTACGAGTGCTAAGACTCTTGGTGTCGTCGCTGAGAGTATTGCTCCTAATGCTGATGGTCTTGTGACTACGTTGGGTTATGTTTATAAATGTAATACTGGTGGTTATAC